CCTTCCGCCACATCCTGACCCCGGCCGGTCAGTTCAGCGATGAAATAACCGTTAACAAGCGTGCGCTTACGCACCAGTCCCTGCTCAGCAAGCCAGGCAATGTGGGTGTGAACGGTGTCGCGGGACACGCGGTGACCGTAATCATCCAGGCAGTCCTGAAGCACGGATTCGCCCAGTTCGCCGTTGTAATCCGCCAGCGACCGCAGAATGACAAGACGCTGATCTTCAGTAATGAAATCACTCATTGTGTTTTTTCCTTACAGCCTGCTCCAGCAGCAGTTCGTTCTGATGGGAGACGGATTTCAGGGTGGCATTGGTGGCCTTAAGCTCACCGCGCAGGGTGGTGATTTCGATATTGAGTCTGTTCACCTCCTGCTGCGTGGGCAGGCCGGAAATCCGGCTCTCCACCCGCTCAACCCGGTCGGAGAGTTTTTCAAAGGCCTCGCGGGGGACAAAGGTTTTGCGCATCAGCGCCATGAAGATCCCCCCGGCTGTGGCCGTTGCCGACAGGATCGGCACGACATAATCTTTAACGATGCTGACCCACATGACCGGCCTCCATGATGTTCTGGCAGTTCACACAACGGATGGCATCCGGCACGGCAACCAGACGGGCAGCCGGAATGTCACCCCCGCAGTCCGCGCATACACGCCTGCCCGGTGTCTCCGCCACCCGGCGCTTACGTGTCAGCCGGTCACAAAGGGCGCGTTCTGTTGCACGCTCCATGACTGCCTGAGCACAATCTGAATCATCCATACCTTTTTCCTTACTTCGTCTTTCCTGCCGGAACAGCAGTCGTTCCGGCCATATCAGTAAATTCATGCTGTCGCTGTGTCTCCAGACGGCGGATGCTGGCCTTGTCCACGTTGCAGTTTTTAATCACCGCCAGCAGTTGCAGGTTGTAAGTGACCGATGCACCAAACGTGAACGGCTGCGGCGCGGGAGGGACCAGGCAGTCAGCCAGCCATTCAGCGGGGATCGGCACCGGCGGCACAGGGACGAATTTCACAGACGGCCCGCCGCACCCGGTCAGCCACATCATCAGGCACAGGCACAGCGGCAGCAGGCACCGTTGCCAGTGACCGGCGGACAATGCTCTGCTGTTCCTCGCTGTGCTGCATGTTCTGCTGTTTTTCATTCGTGGCCGCCTTGCTGATTTGTGAAATGAGTTGCAGGGTGCGTTGCTGGTTTGCCAGCACCAGACGGGCTTCGTCCCGTTCACGCACAAGCACATGATTATTGTCCTCAAGGCGCTGCGTCTTCTGGTGCATTCCCCATACCACGGCAGCCAGTACGCTCATCACCCCCAGCGCCGCCATACAGCCTCCGGCAATCAGGGCCGGTAAGGGATTGTTCACCGCAGACACAGCACACCCCGCAGCAGCACAACGGCACACAGCAGCGCAATCATGAGCGGTCGCCAGAAGCGGTTCAGACTTTCGGCAAATCGTAACGACATAACCATTCATCCGCCGAACGGCGGGCCTCAAGACCGGGGAGTTTTACCCCCTTTGAATAAATCCAGCGGATATACTGCTTACAGGACGCGGGCATCTGCCCGGCATTGATAAGGCGCAGGAGCGTGGAGTTGCGAAAGTTCGTTTCACCGGCCCAGAAAATCCAGGAGGCCAGCGCCACCGTCTGACCACGGGTAAGCGGCACCTGAACATGACGATCGATAGCCGCAAAGGCCCATTTCATGTCCTTTTCCAGCAGCTCCAGACACTCTTCATCAGTTTTTGTCATCCCCGGTTTCACATCCGGGCCGGTATGGCCGTAACAGATGGTGGGGGTGCCGGTGGGATCAATGTACGTGGTGTTTTCTTTCCCTTCCCAGTAGCCGGTGTAGTGCGTGGCAATGGTGAACGTCCCGGCTCCGGCCAGAACAAGGGCAATCAGCTTTTTACGCAGGGGTGCGGGGAGTTTTGGCATTGTTACGCTGTCTCATGGTGTTCTCTGAGTCAGCGTAACCGTGGGAAAAAGTGGGCAGGATTTGCGGAATATCAGAAAAGCCGTGGCTGCGTGCGTTCCTGATGCAGGCGACGCTGGTTGCGGATAACGGAGTAAATCTGCGTCTCTGACATCTGGTAGTGGCGGCGCAGGGTTTCAATTTTTTCGCCCTGGCTCCAGCGGGAAAAAATTTCATTATTGCGCAGTTCGGTGAAAAGGGATTCACCGACCGGGAGATAATAACCACGCCCGCCCATGTACCCGGCCTGTGCGGCTGCAACCTTACGGGCAAGCATTCCCGCCTGAGCAGGTTCAATCCCCTGACGGTGCAGTTCAGCACTGATCACATCAACCAGGTCCCGCAGCGTGCCGGGCCAGTTCTTTTTCAGCTCATCATCAGGAATATCATCCAGACGGTCAATCAGCGCGTGCAGCTGTTCGCTGTCACCAAACATGCTCATCTGTGTTTCAGCCATACCCGCCTCCGGTCATCATTACACAGGGCAAGTTTAAAATAAAAATCCCGCGCTGTGGCGGGATTTGGGGTTAACGGGGGAATGATTTTTCATACAGCCTGCAAACACGCTCATAACTCATCACTGCACGTTCCGACATATCCAGGGCTGCCAGCATTTTGCGGCGGTGCCAGCGTTTGAGACGCTCCAGCACATCAGAGGCCAGCGCGGGTTGTTGCTCCAGCCACTGCCAGTTAGCCACACCTTCGCCGTCGTTCTGCGCGGCCGTCTGCGATTTCACCCAGCGGTTAAGGGCCGTTTCCCCGCCATCAGAGATAAATCCCTGCCGGTGCATCACTTTCCAGATGGCGCGAATTTTGGCGGTCACCGTACCCGGTTTTAAGGCCCGGTTAACCGGCTTCTGACGCACTTTAAAACCGCGTTTTTTGAAAACATCCAGCACGCGGGATAACTCACCGGGTGACATATCACGGCAACTGGATTTGCCGGTGGCTGCCAGCAGCGCGGATGTATAGGTATCATGGTCAAGCTGTAGATCGCGTTTTGCGACATGTATTAAGGTAATCAGGGAAGCGCGATTCATTATCGTGGCTCCATAAAAAATGGGCGGTGTTACCGCACCGCCATGTCAATTAACATAAAAGGAAAAATCTATGTCAGATATAAAAAATGCACTTGATGTTGCCGCATTCACAATGGCTGGAAATCTTATGGTAACCCTGTTCGATAAGGGGCTGATTTCCCGTGAGGAGGCAATACATATTATCAATCTCGCTCAAAAAAACTCTACCCCGGAAAATGCAGAAGATATCCAGGATGGCTCATATATTAATACCGACTGGCATTTCGACAATCTCCGGGCCTGTATGGGGATTACCGCTGAAAAAGATTAAAAATTTTTGCATAATGTTCAGATGTAAGAATTGCTGAACCATCAACACCGAGCCTACGGCGAACGTATTCCTCGCGGGCTATTTTATTATCCAGAGATACAGCATCCTTAATCAGGTTAATCTCCCGCTCCATTATCAAAAGGGCTTCTCTGGCTGCAAGATTTTCTTTTATCGCATATTCGATAATGTCCCGCATACGTTCAAGCATGCCGATTTTAGCCAGTTCTTCGTCGATAGATTTAGGCGCAAATTTGATTTCTTTTTCCATATTATTCATCCTCACAATTTATACATGCAGTGTCGTCGCCCATATCGCAGTGGTTACATTTTATCTCACCACAATGTGGGCACTCTTTCAGATACTCCGGGTCCTCATTTCCACAGGTGGGACATTCAACAATTTGCTCATCCATTATGTATCCCCTGTAATTCCGGCAAGGCCGAAAGATGGCACCAGTGCGTCACCTGTCCGTCCTCATCTTCAAGGCAGGCTCCGGTTTCTTCATCAATAAAAAAGCCTTCATACCCCATATGGCCGATGCGCAGTTCCTGTTGGTCACCATACTGAACAATCAGCACGACAGCCTCCATATCAGGCGGAAATGCGTCATCCAGTGAATGCCAGGGATAACCGCGCAAATCCCCGAAATAAACGCCGGTCAGCGTTCCGCCACAGAGCGGCATTCCGGCGGCACACACAAGAGGTTCATCTGATTCAACAAATAAGGTCGTTATCATGGCGTTAACTCCCGTAATACAGCGTCCTCGGCAGTCCGGCGACGGTAATAAACTGCGTGAGCAGAATGTTCAGATATTCCAAACTTTTCGCCAATTTCCCGGAATGACAGACGGCGTGGGTAATCGGAATCACGCAGCGCACGTATAAGACGTACATCATCATCAGATATGCGCGTGCCGGGGCGTAACTCTCCGCACTTTGTTAATCCAGCACCAATCATTCCTGCCCGACATCTGACAGAATCTTTATTACGTCCGAGATATTCTCCCATTTGCTGGCAGGTCATTGTTCTGGCATTTTTTCGAATAAACTTATCTTCATCAGGTGTAAATCTTGGGTGTTTATATTTCAGTAACTCCGGGTATGAACTGCGCAATACACCAGTCCGGTTATATACA